AAATTGAAAAAAACAAGTGTTTTTGAAAATATTTTATAAAAAAAAAGGATACCATTTCTGATATCCTTTTGTAATTTATATTGGTAGTTATTAGAATTCCAAAATTGCGTAATCGTAAGATAAAGTTAATTCGATTGTCGCTGGATCCGTAGCATTTGCCCAATCCAATTCACCGAAGTTAGCTTGAGTGATAAATGCCCCTTTTAATTTCCATTGTTCAATTTTATCACCTACTGGCCCTAACAAATAAAAATCTACATCTTTCTTATAGAATTCAGCATATCCATCTCTACCTGTCAAAGATTCGTGAGAAGTTCTAACCCATTCCATTACCGCCTGTGCTCCTGATGGAACAATTGGGTCATAAAGTGTAATAGTTAAATCTTGCCATTCACCTTTACCTTTTAACTGTCTTTTGATGTTGATGTGGTCTAATGTTACCTTTTCAAATTGAATAGTAGGTCTGTTACCAGCTTTTACTAAATATGAAGGGATACCATCAACTTCGAAGATGAAACGGTTTTTCATCTTTGGTTCGAAGTTCGTATAGAACATCTCATTAAATTCTAATACTTCTGCCATTTTATTTTAATCTTTTATATAAATATTACTTAATTCAAATTATACACTAAATGTAGCCCCTGTCGGAAGAATATTGAAATCAATTGTAATGAATTCAGCAGTTTTAGCAGGTTGTAAAAATATCTGTCCCGCTAAAATATTTCTATCAATTACATCCGGTGTATTATTTGATTCATCCATAACCACTCTGAACGCAAATAAACCCTGTCTTTGTTGAACACTTTCTAAATAAGGGTTTACAGTGTTTAAGAATTTACTTCTAGTTTGTGCAGTATTTTGTTCGAATACTAAGAATCTTGATGTAGATGCTACGAACTTCTTTAAGTTAATTAACAATCTTCTTACGTTAATTCTATCTAATGCAGATGCTTTATCCTGTAAAGTTTTTTGTCCGAATGCACTAATACCTTGTCCAGGAAATGTTGCAATTGGGTTTACTTTTCCTTCGTATAATGTATCCCTCTCTGATTGTGTCAATCTATTAATTACCTGAATTGCTCCACTAATACCACCTCTATTTAAACCTGCTGGTGCGAACCATTCTGCACCCAATCTATCGTTTTGTGCGTATGTACCTACCAACAATACTGAAGGTGGAACAGCAACTAATTTATTTGTATTTACATCAATTGTTTTAACCCAAGGATAGTAAGTTCCTGCATAGTTAGTATCCTCTCCTGCGGCCTGTTCAACAACTTCTGTAATTGTTGCACTTGCTGCAGCAAAATCTGCTATATAGAATACATCTTCTCTTGCTTCACAAACATCAATTGCCTTAGTTGTTACAGAAGGATGATATTGTCTAATGATACCAGGTGTAACTAATAAGTTAATATCAAATTCATCCTGGTTTGAAATTGCGTTTAATGCTTTTGTGTATGCTACCGAACCAGATGATGTTGAAGAAGCACAATTAAATCCTTGTGTATTAGTTGCGGATATATCTTCTCCTTTTTTAATATGTACAGTTGGGTCTTGTCCATCATATCCACCTTGCAATGAAACAACAAAGTTTCTCATTGCTAATTGATTAGAATCAGATGTTTGAGCTGAACTTAAATTAATATTAAATTCGTTTCCAATGCTATTTGAACCGCTATTATCTAATGCAAATACCTTATTTGATCCAGTTGTTGAATTTGCAGGAAGTGGTTTAAAATAATTTTTATTATTTGTTATTGCGTAATTAATACCACTTGAGAATATAGATGAACTAAATGATGCGGTTGTGAATGTTACAGTTGGGAATCTTGATGGTGTTGCTACATTAAATGGAACATCATATCCGGCATGTCCAAATGGAATTGCAGTTAATGGATAAGTTCCTTCCTCTGCTACTTCAACTCTAATATATTTACTTCTATTTGAGTAATTTCCACTTTCAGTAATTTTACCATTCTCATCAATTGATATAGTTCTATCACCGATTCTTCTAGCAATAAAGTTAGGAGAAGCAGGGTCTAATGTCAAATTATTATATTGTTCTAATACGGTTTTTCTTTTATCTGTATCGGCAAATGCCCTAACTAATAAAGAGAAAGTACCAAAATCTACACCATCAGAAGATTTAATACTACTTATTTGAATTTTAAATCTAGTATTTTCACCATCTCCATCCGCCAACGTATGTACTTTGAAAAGATTGTATCTAGTTCCACTATAGGTTTGGGATACTATAAAAGGTGTTTTTGCCTTATCATGTGCTGGTGCTGATACAGTTCCAGTAAAATCCTGAGTTGATGCAGATGCAAAACTTAGTGTAATTTGTGAAAGAGATGCTGCTGCAAAACTAGCACTTAAATCAGAACCGGCTTCTCTAATATCAAAGAAGTTGTATGCGTAAAGGTTTTTACCAAAGAATGGAGATTCACCAAATATATCATCTATTGTATTTGAATCTGCTTTTATAATACTAGCACTCACTGCGGTCAATGTTGATCCTGATCCTTCTGCTCTAAATTTTCCATCACTACCACCTTGCAATAAAGGTGCTACATTTAATGAACTTGTTGCAGGTGCTAAAATAGCTATTGATGCGGATGTTGAACCAGAAGATGCAATTACTTCAAACGCATTTTGTAATGAGTATCCGCCTACTCCTGCAACCCTTACTACGGTTACAGCCCCAGCATCTCTAAGATAGTTCTGTACTGTATATCCTGTATAATATTCTTTAGGTGTTCCAAAGATGGCCTCATATTCAGCCTGTGTTTGGATTAATGTCGGAAGGAATGCTGGCCCCTTTTCGGTGGGCCCAACAACTGCTGCACCTATTTGTGATATACCCTGTGGTAGGAAAGAAAGGTCATTTTCTCTCGTAAAAACACCAGGTGATACAATTTTTTCTGCCATATTAATTCTAATTTAATTTATTATTTAATCTATAATAAATATCAAAATCAGCAACGAAACATTATATTAATCTTCAGCTGATTTAAATTCTCCGGTATCTAAATCTATTGTACCATTACCGTATATCCCTTTAAGTTTTTCAAAAATTTCAGTTTCTTTTTGTTTAAGAGATTCTAAACCTGCATAGTACGATAAACATTCTCCGTCTAATTCTTTGATTTTTACCTGAATCAAACCTATATTTGCGTATAAATTATTGTAATCTATTCTGATTTGATTTATTTCCTGTAACTCTTCTTGCGATAACTTTTTGATTTCCATTTTGTTTTATTAGATTGTAAAAACGTATATATCTATAAATATTGAGTTTTTTTACTTAACCCATATTTAGATAGTATTAAATATAAATATTTTTGAAATATATTAGCCTGTTGCAGTGCTACCAAATGAAGTTTGTAATCCCGCGAAATTTAGTTTTGCTCTGGCAAATATTGTAGTACCTGTTTTAACATCAAAAGTATTTGAACTATGAGCTGCTGCACTCGTTAATAAAGAGCTAAAGTTACTATTAGTAGAAACCTCAATTAGATAGGAATAATTAGCTGTAATTGCTGTAGTTCCCGGTGAAACTACTGCGCTATTTGGAGAAAGCGTTAATCTCTTATAAGTATCACCACCAATTGTTACTGTCGAAATTGAAATAGTTGGTGTTGTAGAAATAGAATATCCAGCAAATGAGTTTGCCCCTTTATTATGGGTTACAAATCCATTAACAATATATGTATCTACTTCTTCAACATCAATTGATACAACTTCAATTGTAGTGTTTTGCACTTCATTTGTTAATACATTCACTTCTTCAATATTACCATTTAAATATACTTTTATAAATCTATCGTTTGGTTGAACTAATCCTAATGGTTTGAATTTATAAACTTTTTCATTTTTATCAAATACCATCATAGGATGTTCACCATTTCCTTTTATCGATCCGCTATCGGTTGTGACAATATTCCATCTATCAACAAATGTGTACGCTACATCCTTTACATAAGAGTCCACCATTATACCACCCGGTGTATAATAAGTCCAATCATAAAAATTAAAATCCGTAAGAGTATCAGCATGCGGTGGATAATAAGAACGAACTATATCACCTTCTACTAAGTCACCTGCCTTCTTTGTAGTATCATCTGCCATTAAAACATCTTCATCCAAATGTAAACACAAACCACTAGCACCTGCATAATCATCTACGTTATAAATTGTTTTATCCTTTTGAATATTATAACCCGTTGCGTGGTCGTTAAAGGTATCCCTAAATTTTACGGATAATGTTCTTGAAACCGGTGCAGATAATGTTGTTGAGTTTCCGATTGCGGCTGCAGTTACGCTTGGGTTATATGGTGGATTAGATTGAATTGTGAATTCTGCCCCTGCTGATAAAGACCAAGTAAAGTTATTAGTAACACTTCCTATCCTACTTAAAAAACGGCTTCCCACATCACTAAATCCCAATGTATATGTTTCCGAAGTAGATTCCTTAACATAAGTAACTCCACTTATTGAATCTACAGAACCAATACCAAATTCAGACATTGCTATTGGCCCAGTTGTAGTTCCTGCTGTAGAGGAAAATGA